CGTGCAGGCGCTGCATCACGACGATACGGGTGCCGCGGGCGGGATCGTCCAGGCGGGTGGGCATGGTCTCGTCCCACCAGTCGATGACCTCCTGGATCTTGGCTTCGCTGTTCGCGTCGCCAGCCTTGAGGGGATCGTCGACCAGGACGCAGTCGCCGCCCTCGCCGGTGCCGATGCCCGTGATGGAGGACGCCACGCGCCAGCCGCCTTCGGTCGTCTCGTAGCGGCCCTTGGCCTTCTGGTAGGGCACGAGCTGCGTCTCGGGGAACGTGCGCCGATACCAGGGCGAGACGATCAGCTTGCGCGAGCGGGCGGCGTCGCGGAGTGCGAGGTTGAGGCCGTAGCTGGAGGTGAGGAACCGGGCCTCAGGCCGCCGCGCCCACAGCCAGGTCGGGGCGATGATCGAGATCAGGGTGCTCTTGATGTGCCGCGGCGGGACGTTGACCACGAGCTCGTCGATCTCGCCCAGGAGTGCCGCCTGGACGTGGGCGAGGATCGCGTCGATGTGCCAGCCCCAGACCAGCGGGCGCTTCGGCTCGAGGTGCGGCCACGCCGCGCGCATGAAATCCCGCAGGCTGGCCCGGAGCGTCTCCGCCCGGCGGGCGTGGCGCTCCTTGAGCACGGCCTCGGCGACGTAGAGGTCACGCACCGGGGCTCACGGTTCCCTCACGATGCGGCGCTCGTCGACCCAGAGGATTTGGGTCGGCGGGATGTACCAGGGCTTGCCGGCATCATCCCGCTTCACCCAGGCCGGGCCGTTCACGGGCTCCTTCGCCAGATCAAACCAAGCGCCCGGCGGCATGTCGCGAATAATCTTGCCGAGAAGCTCCATCACCTCTTCCTGGCGCTGGGTCGGGTTGATGCCCTCGGCCTGCGGCTTCGCGCGTCACTCGCCGCACCACTCGTCGGGGTTCTTGCCCGGGACGTAGATCGGGAACCGTCGGCACCAGGTTCCGCCGTCGGCCTGCTTCCAGAACCGGCACGTCTCGCAGCGCTCGCTCATCTCGGCACCCTCCCCCACAGGTCCATCATCTTCAGCGCGTGCACCACGCTCCCGCGGAACACGCCCAGCCGCTTGCCGATCGCGTTCGGGCTCAGGCCCTCGACGGCGTACAGGACCGAGGCATCGGCCCACCACGGCTTGCCCTTGGGCTGCTTGGGCTTGGAGCCGATCCGGCGGGCGATGCGCTCGGTGCGGGCGGTGAGGTTGGCGGTCATAGGGCCTGCCACACCGACGGCCCGGACAGGGCGAAGTAGCACGCCGCCATGAGGCAGGCGACGCCGGCCGGCACGTGCCGATGCACCAGAACGGCGGCGATGAGCGCGAATGCCTGAGCGTCGCTCAATGCCAGTCTCCCGGCTCGCCCGGCTTCAGCGGCTCGGGCTTGTCCTCGCCGGGGATCTCGTCCTCGTCCTCGAGCACCAGATCGCCGCCGGTGAGCGCCCAGGCCGCAAGGCGCCGAGCCGCGAGCAGCTTGTCCTCGAAGGTGCCGTCGAACTCGTTGACCTCGCCCCAGGCCCACTGCCGGGTCTCGACGCCCAGGCGGATGAAGTCGAAGTCGGTGCCCTCGGGGTCTGGCTCGTGGGCGCAGCAATCGTGCTCGTGGTCGGTCATCACTTCGGGCCCTCCTTCGGCCAGCACATCCCATATTCCTCGGCCATCTCGCAGATCAGCCGCTTGCGCTCCGCCGGATCGGCGAGCGCCGCGTCGCTGGGCTCGGGCTCCTTGAGCAGGCCCTGGACCTCGGCGATCTGCCGCAACACCTGGGCGGCGACGGCCAACTGCTTGGTCGCCATCGCCACGCCGTAGACGCTACGCAGTTGCGTCAGGAGGTCGCCGCGCGTTTCGATTGGGGCTTCTTCTGGTAGTTCCACTGGCACCTCCGATCGCAGAACTGGCGATCTCTGAACTTGCCGTATTCCTCACCCTCGCGGCGCACGAGGGGCTTGCCACAGTGCCGGCAGCCCTTGGCAGGGATGGGCGGCAGCTCGGCCGCCTTCGCTCCCTCGCGGACCAGGAGCCCGCACCGCACCGAGCAGAACCGGCGCTGGCGGAACTGTGCCCAGGGCTCGCCCTCGCGCGGCCGGAACAGCCCGCCCGGGCACGGGCACGCCGGGTTGGCGCAGCGCTTGACGCCGCGGCCGACCTTGCGGGCCGGCACGCCCTGCCTGGTGCGCAGCCGGTGGAGAAGGGCCGAGTAGTCGCGAAGATCCTCCCGTTCCGGGCGGGACACCTCCGGGACCGCGCACAGCCGGCGGACGTCCTCGGCGCTCAATCACCCACCCGCCTTGATGAGCGCCTTCGCCTCCTGGACGGCGCGCCACGTCTCCGTCTCCGCCCGCAGCGCGGTCAGCCACTCCTCGTCGGTGAGCATGTTCTCCCGACGCAGCCGGCGGAGCTCGGTCACGCTGGCGAGCCAGTCCGATGCGCTCTCGAGGCGAGCGGGCAGCGACGTCAGGTCGGCGGGGAGCTGGGCGGGCAGCAGGCGGGACAACAGCGCCCGACCCACGGTCGCCGGGATCTGGCGGCGCCAGATGCCCTCGATGATCGTGGCCGCGAACCCGCCGATCTCCTCGCCGTAGACCCGCTTGGCCTCGTCCAGGATCCGGAAGCGGAACTCGGGGCGGCGGTCGGGGTGATAACCGGGGCGAAACTCGCCGCTGCGGGTAGATCGCCACCGCGGCGGAGGTCGGAGGGTCTCGCCCATCACCGTCACGGCCAGGGATTCAGTCACGACGCAAGGCCCTCCGTCGCGGTCGCGGGGTCTATAACCTGTGGTGGGGACCGCTCGCCATACTTTCGCTCAAGAGCCATGGTCTCCCGCAGGTCGCGGCCTAGCGCCCGCTCGCGGTCGTGGCTGGCGAGCAGGTCGTCCACGGCGGGGACGTCGATGCAGAGCACGTCGGCGATGTGCCGGCGGGTCCATCCCTTGGTGCGGAGCATGGCGGCGACGTGGGTCTGGCGCTCGCGAAGGCTGCGCATGTAGCGGCGGACGGCGGGCATCAAGCGGTCTCGCCCGGGTCGGTGGGCCACTCGTGCGCCAGCCGGCTATGCACGGCGTCGAGCAGGTCGAGCAGTTCGTCCCGCTGGCTGCAGTAGGTGGTCGCCCAGGCGTTCGCTTGGTCACGTTCCACCCTCACCCGCTCGAGCTCTTCGGCGGTGTGGCGCAGGCCGCGGGCGATCTCTTGCCGGTCGAGCCACAGCAGCACGGCCACGAGGACCGCGACCACGAGGGCGAGCAGCAGGGCGGTGGCGGTGATGGTCATGGGTTGCTCCTGATGAAGCCGGCGGCAGCGTTGGCTTGGCGAACGGCGTCCTGCCAAGTCGGGCCAGCGCCGACATAGGCCGGCCATGTGCCGCGACGGCCGATGATGACACGCCAAAGATCGAGATGCGGATCGGCGGGCGGATACCAGCGGACCCAGAACCGGGGCTTGGTCACGGCTCGCACTCCCGGATGACGGTCTCGTTGTTCGCCCGCAACTGCACCGCGAGCTTGTCGCTGATCACATCGATGTCCTGCTCGGGCACCTCGATCCAGCGCAGGCTTGAACAAAGCGACGGCGGCGGATTTGGAGAGCAAGCGACCATTGTTGTCAGCATCAGCACAATAGCAAAAACCTGTCGCTTTTTAGCCGGTTCTCCTTTGCCCACAACGGACGCAGATTTGTAAAGTGCCATGCTGCCTTTACCTCTTCGGGCCGAGAAAGGTCAAACGCATTTAGTGGTCTGATGTGGTCTATATGCCATCCGGCAACTGACCAATTGCTCCATGTCATTCTTTTGTCAAATTGCCTTTCAATGTGCTCTCTAAGCTGTTCGATGCTGCATCCGACAATTTCCTGGAAGCGAGCGCTTTTGCTTCCGTTCACGTATGCACGAAGCTGATTGCGAAGGTAGTATCGCATCTTGTAGGCAGGGTCCGCGGCTCGTCGGGCGCGCAGATAGGCATTCCTTTTCGCTCGAAATTCCGGCAATTTTCCTCTTGCCCGCGCCGCCGCTCTAACCTTTTCCGAGCTTGCATAAGCTCTCGCGGCTTCCTTTCTCCTCTCTTTGTTGTTTTGATAGGTGCGTCTGGCAATTGCTTTGACCTTTTCCGGGTTCTTTTTGGCCCACTTCATAGAAGCCGCGGTGTGAGCTTTAGGGTTCTTTGCTCGATATTCCCTGGCCTGCCGGTTCTCAAAGTCCGGGTCAATGGCTTTCTTTGCAGCCCTATAGCGACGCTGGTATTCGGCCTTCGCCTCTTTGGTTGCCCAGGCCATTACTCAGGCATCCCATTCTGCTGCTTACCGGCACACGGGTCCGGGCGCGCGGTCGGGGCGCAGGAGGCGAGCGCGAGGCATGCGAAAATTATTCGTATTCCCTGTTGACAGCGCGAAACCGTTTCGTAAAATGGGCGCATCAACAGAGGACGACGCAGATGGCCGCTATCACGATGACCCGCGAGTTGGCTTTTGCCGCCGGCACGGACGCTGCCAATCGCCAGATGCGCAAAGCCGGTCGCACCCGTTGGAACCTGGATGACCGCAACCTCGCAGGCGAGACGACGGTCCGTATCTGCATCCTGGCCGGTCTGCTCCACGTCCAGGCTTACGAGGGTCTGGGCTACGGCAAGTTTCCCTACGTTCAGGGTAACGACGGCTCGTGGATCAAGCTGCGCAAGGCCGCCTGACTTGACCCCCGACTTCCTCGCGCTCCGCAAGCGGCTTCGCCTCACCCAGGGCGAGGCCGCGATGCTGTTCGGCGTCGACCGGCGCTCGTGGCAGAATTGGGAGGCCGGCAAGCCAGCCCCCGGCCCGGTGAAGGTGCTCGCGGTGACGCTGGCGCGCGATCCCGACACGGTGCTGCCCATTATGCGCGAGGCCTCCTATTCCGCCGCAGCCAATCCCGCGCCGCCTGCCCGCCCTCGCGCTCGGCGGTGAGGTCCGTCTCTGCGCGCTCCATCCGTGCCGTGGCGTCCGCGACCTCCTGTGCTTGTCGCTGCTGGCGGCGTGCTGCCCATGCGGTGCCGACCACGAGCCCGATGCGCTCGAGCCACCGGCCGAGGGCGGGGATGTTGAGCACGGCCCCGAGGATGGCGCGCAGGGCGGGGATCATGGCGTCAGCCCGAAGCTGAGCTTCCGCAGCTTCTCAAGCTGCCGCTCCAGCGACCGGATCTTGTCCTGGCGCATCTGCTCGGCGCGGTGGATGGCGGAGCCCCGCGTCCGGTGCCACTCCTTGCCCTCGCCGTGGAAGAACATCCGCAGGTGCCCGGCCCCGCGCACAACTGCCATGCCGTCGCTGATCTGGGCGTCGTACTTGGCGACCCCGCTGGTCAGCGCGTACTTCGTCGCCCAAATCTCCACCGTCTCGGCCATCACCACCACCCCGCGTCGAGATCGTCCTGGTAGCCGCAGATGCCGGCGTAGAGCGCCAGCCAGCCGAGCGTGACGAGCGTCGTGCCGATGCCGGCGAGGAACATGGTCACACCCACGTCAGACATCGGCCAACTCCTTGGCACGTTGCCGGTGAAGCTCGGCTATCTCAGCCTCCAACCTCGCCATCTGCGCGCGTCGATCAGCTATCATCTTCGTGAGCTTGGCCTCCCATCGCGCCCGCTCGGCGGCGACTCCGCGCTCAATGTCCGCGCGACGGCCGAGAACAGTGCGGTTGTCGCGCCAGTCTTGTGAGGCATCCGTATTCACCATCGTCCGAACGTCCTCCACATGAGGTAGGCGCACGTCGCCGCCACGAGGTTGGCCGCGATCGGCGGCAGCAGCGGGGAGAGGCGCAGCGGGGTCATGTTCCCTCTGGGTCGAGCGCATCCCCGGCGGCATAGACGGACGGCAAAGCCGGATGCCCTTTGGGCAGCGCCCAGCTTGTCCAGGCGAGCAATAGCATCGCAAGGTTCTCCCGGAACGAGCGACGGGGGCAGGTTATGATTCCGAGCCAAGTCACGATCATCACACCTCGCCCTTCCGCCACATGCGGTCCCGCCACCATGCGGTCGCGAGGTTCACCAGCATGTTCAGGCCGACCGCGCCGCCCAGGAGCAGGATTACCTGCTGCGCGCCGCCGACGTAGGCGACACCGGCCTGGAGCTTGTCGATCGCGTCAGGATCCTCGCGCAGCCACTGGAGCAGCGCCGGCCCGTACTCGGCGAGGGCCCATGCCAGCAGCCCGCCGTTGACGACGGCCGTGGGTGCGTTGGTCTTGATGATCTTGGACGCCGCCGCCTCGGCCATGGCGGGCCGCGCCTGGATCTTGCCCTGCGCGATGGCGAACACCCGGTTGCAGCGGTTCGTCCAGCCGCGCCCGAAGGTGTCCCAGTGCTTGAGCCCAAGGAGGAAGTTCATGCGCGCGGCGTGGTAGGACAGCAGAAGCTGCAGCGGGTCGCGCTTGCGCACGGCCTCGAGGGTTTTCTGGCCGATGAAGCCGTCGTCCTCGGTATCCACGAGCCTTTGGATCTCGAGCGCCGCGCGCTTGGGCCCGGAGCCCACGGCGAAGTCGGCGCAGTAAATGTCGAGCCCCGAGGGCAGCTGATCACCGCGCACCACCTGCCAGTATCGACTCAGGTAGATCGCGGTCGCTTCCTCCTTGGTCAGCTGTGCCACGTCCTCGGGGTTCACCGGCTCGCCGCGCCAGTCGCTGAGCGTGGCTTGGGTGATCCCCATGTTCGTGGCACGCCCGGGGTCTTCTTTCATGTTGACATAACCACCCTCAACCTCGAAAATAGTGGCCAGCCACAACTCACGGTTTTCAATCATGGGACTGCTCCTTGACTTGACCGGCCAAAGGTTCGGTCGCCTTACAGTTTCCGCTCGCGCGGGAGTTGCTAGGGATAAGAAAGCGGCATGGCTCTGCCTTTGCGACTGCGGCTCCAGCCGGGTCGTTTGCAGTCGCGAACTGCGGAACGGGCAGACTAGAAGTTGCGGTTGTCTCCGCCGGGAAATGATCGGCGCGGTGAACCGAACTCATGGGCGAACGCGCACTGCCGAATATCGCTCTTGGCAGGCGGCGAAAGAGCGCTGCTACAGCCCCGGCCACGTTGGCTACCCTAGCTACGGCGGGCGCGGCATCAAAATGTGCGACGAGTGGCGCAATAGCTTCGCCCAATTCTACGCCGACATGGGGCCATGCCCCGCCGGGCACAGCATCGAGCGGCTGGACTTCAATGGCGACTACACGCCCGGCAACTGCGTATGGGCGACTCAGGCCCAGCAGTCCAAAAATCGGAAGAATACTGTCTACGTGCTCTTTCGCGGCGAGCGCATTACGGCAAGGGAAGCTGCCGACCGCTTTGGCTTCTCGTTCAACACAGCCCGGAAGTACCGCGACCGCAGCATAGACCATCTGCCTCATGGCTGAGGCCCGCCCTCGATCTCGAACAAGGTGGCAAGCCACAGATCTCGGTTCTCGATCATGACGGCTCACCCACGATCGGCTGTTCCTGCTCCCAGTTTTCCCCACCGACCAAGACGCACGACACCGCGTTGGGCCCCGGCACCGTCATCAGCAGCGTCCACGACCCGTCCGCCGGGTCGACGTAGAGCGTGACGAGCCGGTCCTGGGTGTCGAGCGCGATGGCGGCGAGGGTTTCGCCGAAGGTGTCCTTCAGCGCCTTCACCGCGGCTTCCGGCTTGTCGCAGTAGGGGCGCGCGGGCTGGACCTGTGCGAGCGCAGCCCCGGCGATCAGCGAGCCGAGGCCCGCCAGAAGCGCGACCCGGCGCCAGGACAGGCGGAACGGCGGCGAGGGGTAGGCGTCGGGGGCGGTGGGGATGCTGGTCATGCCATGTCTCCTGCGTCCTCGGCGGGGTTGGTCGGGCGCACCGGCCCGCTGTCGAGCATCACGGTCCGCCCGCGATCGACGACCACACTGCTGTCGAGGATGGCCTGGCGCAGGATGGCATCCTCTTCAGCCGTCACCGGGCGAGGCGCGGCGGCGGGCGGATACCGCCGCGCGAAGTCGTCCTGGGGCCTCGGATTGGAAATCGACGCTAGGCCGGTTCCCGTGCCCGTAGGACGCAGGGGGCTATCCGGGGCGTGGAATATGCCGCCGCCCGTGGCCTCGCGGCGCTCTACGGGCTCCGCAGGCGGCCATGGGCGCGCAGTTGTCCGCCACTCCTTGGCCCACTCGTAGGCGGCCCTGGACAGCTCGCCCATCTCGTGGCCGCACGGGTGCGCCACGAACGCCTCGAACGCGCGCTGGAGGACAATGAGGTTGCTCATGACGGCTGGTCCTCCACCGGCGCGCACAGCCCGTGCGGCCTGTCGTCGAGATCAGGGCGGCGGTGACGCTGGTCGGCCAGGAACAGGAGGCAGCACCCGGCATGGGCGAGGTGGCTAAGGCCCGTCTCGCGGTCGTTGTCCTCGCCCGCCCACCACGCGAACAGGTGCCGCAACAGCGCCGCGTAGAGACGGCTCGCGGGGATGCCCTTGGCCCAGTTCCAGGCCGCGTACTTCCGCTGGCCGTAGTCGAGCACCTGCCCGATCTCGACCAGCGGACGCGGCGGCAGCAGGTTGAGCGGCACCTTGCCCCCGTCGAACTTCAGCCCCGCGCTCACCGGCAGTTCTCCGTCGGGTTGGCGAGCGCGTCGTCCAGCAGCTCGTGCGCGGCGCGGACCTTGCGCTCCAGGCCCGCCTTCTCGCCGGACAGGCGGGCGATGGTGCGGGTGGCGTCGTCGAGCGAGGCGCGGAGGCTGGTGATCAGGGCGTCCTCGGCGCGGGCGATGCGCTCTGCATCTGCCGGACTCACAGGTTCCCAATTCCCCGGCGGGAGGCTGCCCACGCCGATGATTTCGCCCGTGACGGCCGAGCGCACGATGGTTGCGGCGGGCAGCACCTCGCGTCCCATCAGCACGGCCCAGGCGCGGCGCAGGCGGGTCATGCGGCCACCCCCATCCGCCGGAGCGCATAGGTCACGGCCCGCTTGTCCCGGCCGAGCGCGGCGGCGATCCGCCGGCAGCCCAAGCCCTCGCTGTGCAGGTCGCGCGCCGCGCGCCACCACAACGGGCGCTTCTCTCGCTCGGTCCAGACCAGCCACTCCTCACGAGCGCGGGCGCCGGCCATGCCAAACAGAAGCCCCAGCTGGTCCCAGGTCAGGCCGCGGTACTTGGCGCGGAAGCGGGCGAGCTCGGCCACGTCGGCGATCATGCCTTGGCCCTCGCGATCTTGCGGCCGTAGCGCTCGACGGCGATGCGCTCGGCCCGGTGCACGAGGTCCGGGTCCGCCACGAGCCCCGAGAACATCGGCACCGGGAACCAGCAGCCTTCGTCGTCGCGCACGGGGACGGTCAGGTAGACCCGTAGGGGGTTCTCGACGAACTGGCGGTCGGTCATCAGCTCGAACCCGGCGGCGAGGAGGTCGGAGACGGTCATGCCGCGACGTCTCCGGCGATGCTGTTGCGCACCAGCGTCGGCGCCCGCAGCCGGGCCACGTCCGCCGTGCTCCACTCCGGCTTGCCGCTGTGCAGCGCCGCGAACAGGCGCAGCGTGTCCCGGGTGGGCTCGCCCTCGCCGTAGCGGTGCACGGCACGGAGCCGCCGCAGGAACAGTTCGGGCGAGCCGGTGTGCAGCGAGGCCAGGGGCTTCGCCATGTCCAGCAAGGTCCAATCCTCCGCCCGCGGCGGCCGGCAGGCGGCGCGCCAGGCGCGCTTGGCCGCGGCGTCGATCTGCGCCCGGCGGGCGGCGCGCACCTCGCGCACGATGGCGAGCGAGGTATGGCATCGCAGCGCCACCCGCTCGTCGCCGAGGTTCGAGCCCAGGCACTTGATCAGCTTCTCGCGCTGCTCGGGCAGGAGCGACAGGAGTGCTGGGTGTTCGGTCCAAAGCCCGGTGGGGCGCTCTTCTGGGTGGCTCATTGCGAGCCTCCGAGCGAACCACCAAAACCCACCCCCACGACCGGCGAACCATTGACGGCGAACTCCGGGGGTATCGGCCTGCAGCCGATATACCCCCAAAGTTCGCCTGTCAAGTTCGCTCGGCCGATGGGGGCAAACGAACCGTTCGCGAACCGTGCGAACCGGTTCGCTTTTGCAACCTTGGAGATAACACGCTCCATGTTCATCAACCCTTGCTCTTTCGCGCCATTTGCGCGGAGCTTTGCGCTCCAGCGTCGGTGAGCCAGACGAAGGGACCGGCGCCGGCGATCTTGCCGGCCTCGGTGAGTTGCTTGCGGGCCTTGCGGAATGCGGCGGCGCGGCTTTCCTCGGTCTCGCCGTTGATCCGCTTCACGGCCACGCCACGCCACCAGTCGCCGGAAACGACGTACTCGGCGGGGATCTCGTAGCCGTGGGGCGGCTTGATGCCGTCGGCGGCTATGGCGTCGTGGAGGGCCTTGGTGACGATCTCGGCGACGGTGGGCGGCTTGGCCTCGGGAGGCCGCTTGGTGGCTGGCCCCTCGTCGATCACGACGCACGAGGTGATGTCGTCGCCGTCCTCGTCCTGGCCCAGCGTGACGGTGCGCAACTCGAACGCATATTCCTTGCCGTCGGCGTCATCCTTGGACACGTCGACGGCCCAGGTGCGGCCTTCCTCGCCGCGCTGCACGCGGATCAGGGTGTCACCGGAGGCCACCGACACGCCGCTGCCGCGGATCGTGCCGTTCTTGTTCTCGTGGTGGACCAGAGCGACGTGCGGGCGGTTCGGCAACGCCTGGAGATCGCCGCAGGCGTCGATGAACTCGCTCATGTCCTGGCTGCTGTTCTCGTCGCGGCCGGTCATGGCCCGAGCCACGGTATCGACCACCAGCAGGACGCACGGGGCGCCCGTGCGGGCCTCGAGTTGCCCCACCAGGGTCATGAGCCGCTGGACGTCCTCGGTCGCGGCCTTGCGCTTGCTGAGCGGCCTGCGCGTGCCCTCGGGCGCCAGGAACCGCAGGCGAACCGGCACGTAGGCGAACAATTCGGGGACGGTTCGCCCGGCATGCCGCGCCCAGGCCGCGAGACGGTTCGGGAAACCGCCCGAACCCTCCATGGTGCAGTAGACGACCAGCCCGGGCCGCTTGATGCGATGCCCGAACCACTCGCCGTCGCCGCAGGCCACGGCAAGCGCCATGCTGGTCAGGAGGAAGCTCTTGCCCGTCTTCGGGGCGCCGTAGGTGATCGACAGTTCGCCCACGCCCAGGAGGCCCTTCACGACCATCTGGCGCTTGGGCAGGCCGCGATACTCCTCGCCGACGACGACTGGCAGAGCATGCGGCGAACCATGGTTCGGCGATAGTTCGCTCGGTGGTTCGCCCTCGAGCACCTCACCCGTTTCCGGGTCGAACCGCTCCCCGATCAAAGCACTCGCGTCGACCTTGGGCGGGACGCTGGCGCGCGCCTTGGCGATCAGCCGGCGGATCTGGCGATCGGCGGCATAGCCCGTGAGCTTGCCGCTGCCGATCTGGCCGTAGGGGTACTGGCGGATCGCTGCTTCGATCTCGGCCTGGTCGAAGTCGAGGGTCATGTCTTCCGCAAGGCGGAAGTCGCACCGGCTGCGGTCCTCGCAGCGATCGTCGTTGCGCCACCGCGGGCCCGCCACGGGGTGGTCGAGGATCCGCTGGAGCAGTTCGGCGCTGAAAGTGCCCTTGGTGAGCTCGATGTCGGAGGCGTCGACGGCGAGGGCGGCCCGGGCGGGCGTGCTCTGCCGGAGCTCCAGGGCCAGTCGCGCGAAGGCTTCGGTGATGTCGCACAGTTCGTCCGGGGCGCACTCGAGGCGGCGCCCGGTGAGCGCGAAGAACCGCCGGGCCGGGTAGAGCCCGATCTCCGGCTTCTTGTGGGTTGTGGTCTCGTGGCCGGTCAGCGGTTCGGGGTTGTCGACGCCGGCTTCCATGCCACCGGTGCCGAGGCAGTCCGGCACCCACTCGACGATGCCGAGCAGCTTCACGCCGCTGCCGGAGGGGCTGATCTCGGCGTAGGTCGGCAGGCGCCGCAGGATGTCTGCCGCCCATGCGTGAATGCTGCCGTCGGCGTTGCGGCACAGGTCCAGGTCGATCCCGACGATCCAGCGACCGTCCGGAAGCTCGCCCAGCTGGAACGCGAGGCCGGTGTATTTGCCCGCGGCGAGGGCCGCGCGCGCTACCTCGAACGGCACCCAGGTTGTCGGGTCGTTGCTCTTGGCGTTACCGCCGCCTGGGCGGTAGGGCACCTTGCGGCCGCTCTCGTCGCGCCAGACGTGGAAGCGTGAGCCGTACTCGGCCAGCAGCGCGCCGAGATCGGTCTCGACGGCTTGCGGCCGCAGGACGCCGCTGGCGCGCATGGCGGTCCAGCCAGCCATCATGCCGGGATCGGCTCGTGCCGCTTGCGGAGGTAGTCGAGGTTCGCCTCGAGCCGGCCCATCTCCTGCTGGATGTGCTCGATGTAGCCGGTGCAGGTGACGTTGATCAGCGTCGCCCACTCTTCGGGCGAGAGCTTGGCGAGGTCGGTCCTGCCGAGGCTGTCCAGGTACTCGCCGGCCATGTTGCCGGCGTGCTCCATGGCCGCCTGCTCGAAAGGCGTCGGGTCGATCATGATTTTCTTTCCGCTGAAAGCGTCCATGCACCAGGGCGAGCAGAAGCGTGCGCCGCTGGGTGCGATCCATTCCCTGCGCGGGTCGGGGCTGTGCTTGGCGCAGGTGCCGCAGGTCATGCGAACCTCACCTGCACGACGCGCCAATACTGGCCGTCCTTGCGGATGCGGATGGAGGCAGGCTTCCTTAGCGCCCCATCCTCAATCCTGAAGATGGCAACGGCTGTGTAGTCCGGCGGGCAATGGTTGTTTGGCTCGCTACAATTCGGGTCGAAGTGGCCAGCCCACCAGCGCTCGGCTTTCTGCCGGGGATAGCCCTCGTGCTCGAAGCACACCCATTCCGAATACCGGGTCAGCCCGCACACATAGTCGACGCGGAGGCTATCTGGACTGCCCGGCTTGGTGTGCCGGCGGTACTCGACCCGGGTCACCGGCAGCCAGTCGGACACGTCCGACGACAGGAGCGGCGCCGCCAGGGGCTTGGCGTCGTGCTTCTTGCGCTCGCGGGCGATCTCGAAGTCGTGGCCGCAGTCGGGGCAGGTGTCGGCGGCCGCAAGGATCACCGCCTCGCACTCGGGGCAGGTCTTCATGGGCGGCGGTGTGGTGCCCGTCTTCACCCGGCCGGCGATCTGGTCGAGCGGCCCGTGGCGCATGGCGTTGCCGCCGAAATCGAGCACGAGGCAATCGGTCTTGCCTTCGGCCAGGCGCGTGCCGCGGCCGACCATCTGCACCCACAGGCCGGCGCTCTGCGTCGGCCGCAGGACGGCCAGGAGGTCGACCGCTGGGGCGTCGAACCCGGTGGTCAAAACGCTGTCGTTGGTGAGGCAGCGGATCTCGCCCCGCTTGAACGCGGCGATGATCCGGTCGCGCTCGCCGAGCGGGGTCTCGCCGCTCACGGTCTCGCACGAGATGCCCTCGCCGCGCAGTTCGTTCGCAATGTGGTGGGCGTGGGCGACGCCGGTCGAGAACACCAACCAAGAGCGGCGATCCTGGCCGGCCTTGATGATCTCGCGGCAGGCGGCGGTCGTAATCTCGTCACGGTCGGCCACCTTCTGCAGGGCGGCAGCCACGAACTCGCCGCCGCGGGTGGCAACGCCACGCGTGTCGATCTGCGTCTTGCCGGCCCGGGCGATCGGCGGGCAGAGATAGCCGTCATCGATCAGCTCGCGGATGCCCACCTCGTGGGCAATGCTGTCGAAGACCTTGCCCTTGCCGTCGAGCAGCGAGCCGGTGGAGAGCCGGAACGGCGTAGCCGTGAAGCCCACCATCGGCACGGGCCCGCCGTTGATCGTGGCAAGGTCGGCCAGGAGCCGCCGGTACATGCCGTCGCCGTCGGCCGGGATCAGGTGGGCCTCGTCGACGATGACCAGATCGACCTTCTGGAGGTCGTAGGCTTTCTTGTACAGCGACTGGATCGAGCCGAAGACGACACGGCCCGACAGATCGCGCGAGCGCAGCCCGGCGCTGTAGACGCTGACCGGGGCATCCGGCCAGATCCGCAGCATGGTCCGCAGGTTCTGCTCCACGAGTTCGCGGACATGGACCAGCATCACCATGCGCTGGTCGGGCCACTGTTCGAGCGCCTCGCGGATGAAAGTGCACAGCGTCGGCGCCTTGCCCGAGCCCGTGGGCATGACGATCAGCGGCGTCTCGGTTCCCTCGCGGAACGCCTGATAGATCGCGTTCACGGCGGCGCGCTGGTACGGGCGGAGGGTAATCATCGGCCCTCGTCCACCCACTCGGCGCCGTCGCGCATGCGGTAGACGATGGCCTCGCCGCGGACGTCGACTTGTTCGCCGGCCACGAGCTCGGGGATGTAGCGGTGCGTGGTCATGCACCCGGCGCGCTGGTTGCGTGGGCTCAGGAGCATGTCGCGGACGGCGCAGTGCCAGCCGCCGTCGGCGACGGGCGAGCTATGCAAGCAAGTCCTGCAATTTCTTTCGGCGCGCTCCTCGCCGTGGCAAAGGTCGCGGTGGTCGCACCACTTGCAGATGTAGTAGTCGGGATCCTCGCTCAGCTTCGCCGGCGGGCGAGCGGCGTTGATGATCCGCTCGGCCTTCGCCAGCAGCCGTTCCGCCAGGACCGGATCAGGGCGGACCCGCTCGCTGTAGAGTTGGTCGGTGTCCTTGCAGACGGCGAGGTAGAAGCCGCGCTCCAGGCCGAGCAGACGCATGTAAATTTGCATCTGTGCAAAATGTTGCGGCTTGGACTTCTCCAGCCCGTGCTTCTGGAGCGCGTTGAAGCTTTTGGTGTTGTGGGTCTTAGCCTCAAAGAGATGCGCCGTCTTGGGCGCCTCCATGAGGCCGATAACCACCCCGTCGGCGCTACCGCCGAAGTGGCCCTCGCACGCCTTGATCGCCCACTGCCGGCCAGTCGCGGGATCGATGTCCATTACGGTAACGCCGGCTGTGCGCAGGTTCTTGATCAGCCGGGCCTCCTCAA